CCGTAATATGTGGAGACAGTTTCTGATCCAAACTTATCAGATAAAGTTTTCTGAATGTTTTGAATATCAAATCTGTAATTAGCCCAGATGATAACTTTGCCATCTGTCTCTTCAAGTATGTTTAGTAATTCATTCATACGATTACTTTTTATTTCTTTTGTTTCACCATCATCAAACGTTATATGTCCGCAGCTTATTTGGTGTAAACGAATCAACGCAGATAAGGTTGATAGACTTGTCATTGTCTTACCCTCCATCGATGTGACATTGAATCGTCTCATCTCTTCATATGCTTGCACTTGTTCTGGTGTTAAACTAATAAATCTTTTTGTATAAATTTTTTCTGGTAGATCCAAACAGTCCTCCTTTAACACTCTATAAGAATGCTGATCTATAATTGTATTAAGTTCTGGCAACCTTTGAAATCCTACAACAAGTTGCGTGGACCGTGCGCCAAAATTCCTACGCACTAACACAGCATACCTAGATCTAAACGCCCAATAGTTTTGGCGTAAGATATCTTTACTTAAAAACTCCATCTGTGAATACACATCTAGTGGATTTTTGGTGACAGGAGATCCTGTCATGATACGTTTAAACCTAGCTAAGTTACTGAGTTTTAAGACATTTTTAGTTCTTGAAGCTGTCGGTGTTTTAATCGTTGTTGATTCATCAATCGCCATCAATGTGTTAGAAGTGTGTAAAAATTGTGTTGCAAATTTAGTTCCTTTGGCCGTGCTTAGTGCTTCGATATTCATTAACAGTATTCGAAGCTTACCGTTAGGTTCTAAGATATCCCCAAGTTTTTTCTTATCATCTTTATTCATTTCACTTGGTGCTCTCCATGCAGCTACTACATATGGTACATCATCGGATAAGTGTGTGGGTATCTCACCTCTTTCCCAGTTACGATAGACACCTTTTGGTGCTATGATAAGAGCTGAACCTATCTTACCACGAAGATAGTATGCAGCCATTTCATCAATTAAAACCTTGGATTTTCCTGTGCCCATCTCCATGAAGTAGGCAAAGTATTTTTTATCCCAGGCACTACGAAGTGCTTTCAATTGATGATCGTACGGTTTTGTTTTAAAATTAAATTCACTCATCTTTTTTATTTTTATAGTTGACTATGAGATAAATTGCAAGTATTAAATAAAAAATTATGGGAGAAAATACATGTCTGATATTATAAACTTATTCGAAGACAAAAGTTCTGAATCTTTTAATAAGATTGATGATGAAGCTTTGGGTCAATTAGGATCAGAGATTGAGCGTATTCGTTCAGTGCAAGAACAAATTGAACTAACAGAAATCAAAGTTAAAAAATTAAAAGAAGAAGAACAATTATTAGCAGATAGTATTACTGACATCCTGCAATCAAAAGGTGTATCAGAATTAAAACTTACTGATGGATCTAAAGTATCTACGAAAGAACAATTGTATTGTAGCATTAAAGAAGAAAATAAAAATGCTGCATTTAAGTGGGTGCGTGAGCAAGGTGATGGTGATATAATAAAGAATGTAGTTAGTGTGGATTTTAAAAAGGGCGAAGACCAAGTAGCTCAAGAATTCAAACAACTAGCAGAGAATTCGGGACTCGTTCCGAATGAGAACTCATCAATACATCCGAGTACACTTCGGTCGTACTTGAATGCGAAAGCCAGAGACGGTGTTAACTTTGATGAGAAATTGTTTGGTGCCTTTAGGCTTAATAAAGTCAGTATCAAACAATCGTAACTTTAAACAGTGAAAGGTAAATTATGAATAAAGCAGTAGCGAAAAAAAACAATGGCGATGCAGCCGTTGCAATAATGAAATCATTTGAGAATGTCTCAACTGGTTTTGAAGATATGGGGGCTGATGATCTACAGCTTCCTAGATTAAAACTTTTACAAGCAATGTCACCAGAGATAGAAAATGATGAGGCTCTACGAGCTGGTCAGATTCTTAATTCTGTTACAGGAGATTCCTGGTCAAGTGATGGTGGTGTAAAAGTTATACCGTGTGTGTACCACAAAACGTATGTTGAGTGGGCTCCTCAAGGTAGTGGCACCAAAGGACCTGTGGCCGTGCACCAAAGTAAATCCGTCATGGATGATACAGTGCGTGGGGAGGACAACAAGTTCTACAAAAACGACAATTCAGGTAATTACATAGAAGAGACAGCTAATTACTTTGTATTGATTGTGGGGGAAAAGGGTGAAACAAGTCAGGCAGTTATCTCAATGAAGTCATCGCAGCTAACTCCAAGTAGAAATTGGAATAGCAAAATGAAAAACTTGAAGATAAAAAACTCAAGTGGGGTTTACTTCACTCCGCCTATGTGGTCACACATTTACACATTGAGATCAGAGAAAGCTAAGAACGGCGATAAGACATGGTACAAATGGAAGATTGATGTTGATTCAATGCTGACATCTGACAGCCATGTTACAGAGGCTTCCAGCTTTTCTGAGGAGATGGGTAAAGCAAAAGATAAATTGGTTCCAGAGCAAGACGAAACAAAGTCTAGCGAAGTACCATTTTAACTAACGGGGGCTGAAACGCCCCCGCATTTTTTTAGCTGTCTCATGAATGTAGAAAAATTTAAATATATATTTCAAGGTCTTACCCGTGCGTATGGAGAGTATACGCCAGGCGATACTAAGAATGGAAAGGTTGGTGGCAGTGCAGTTACTAAAAGAGATATTGTATCAGATGCACTATGGAAAAATCATCTTGAGGGTAAGGCGCCGAGTCTTGGAATTGTCCCCATTAGAGATGATAGCACTTGTACTTGGGGTTGTATTGACATTGATACTTATCCTTTAGATCATAAATCCATATTAAAAAGAATTAAAAAATTAAAACTAAAGATTACAATGTGCCGTTCCAAAAGTGGAGGGGCGCATTTGTTTTTGTTTTTTGAAAAACCCATTGAAGCAAAAGAAGTACGAAACAAACTTACAGAGATGAGTGCAGCTCTTGGTTATGGGTCATCAGAAATATTTCCAAAGCAAGTTAAATTAAATGCAGAACGAGGAGACACTGGATCGTTTTTAAACTTACCATACTTTGATGCAGAAAATACAATGCGGTATGCATTCAAAGAAAACGGAGAAGCTGCAACACTTGAAGAATTTTTTGAGTTGTATGAAAAAAATAAAATAACAAAAGAAGAATTTTATAAATTAGAAATTAGTCCTACTGATTCTGAAATGTCAGATGGTCCACCGTGCCTGGAAATATTAATGACAGATGGAATAGCAGAGGGAGGTCGTGATAATGTTTTGTATCACTATGCTGTGTATGCAAAAAAGAAATGGCCAGATGGATGGCAGGACAAGATTGGTGAGTTCAATAATAAATACATGACAAAACCTTTGTCTTATACACAAGTAGAAAAAACAATTAAGCAACATACAAAAACAGATTACAATTACAAATGTAAAGACCAACCAATGTGTGCGTTTTGTAATGCACCTGCGTGTCGTCAAAGACAGTTCGGTATTGGTGGCAGCTACGAACATAAGTTTAGTGATCTTAAAAAGTATCAATCAGAAAATTCTATTTGGTATTTAAATGTAGATGGACACACAGTAGTTGTAACAACAAAACAATTGTATAATCAAAATGAATTTGTTCTCGCATGCTTTGATCAAACAAATATTATTCTAAATGAAATACCAAAACAAGAATGGAAAAGAAAAATACAAGAGTTGGCAGACGCCGTTGAAGTTATTGAGATGGGTGAGGATGTAACATTACACGGTAGATTTGATCAGCACTTATTTTCTTTTGTTAATGACCAAGGAAAAGCAGAACATGTTGATGAAATAAATTACGGTAAAGCATTTGAAGAAGATGGATACACGTATTTTAAAATGGAATTCTTGATCTCTTATTTAGAAAAGCAACGATTCAAAGGTTTTGATTCAACAAGAATTGCAGCTAGACTAAATGATATTGGAGCAGAGAATACAAGAAAGTATATCGAGAAAGTTCAACGAAGAGTTTGGAAAATGAAATCAGATTGGTTTAAGAAAAGAGATAGTGAGTTACCTCTTCCAGAAAAAAATTTAGAGACAGAAGAGGAGATACCATTTTAATTGACATTATGTGGGATATATCTTATATATAATTTATGAAACTTAAACACTTAGATTTATTTAGTGGCATCGGTGGCTTCAGTCTTGGACTTGAAGCTACTGGTGGTTTTGAGACAGTTGCGTTTTGTGATATCGATCAATATCCAAGACAAGTGCTGCAAAAACATTGGCCACATGTTAAACAGTATGAAGACATAAAGGAGCTGAACTATGAAAGACTCAAAGCAGATGGAATTGATTCCATCGATATCATTACAGGAGGATACCCTTGCCAACCTTTCTCCGTCGCAGGTAGAAAAAAAGGTGAAGAAGATCCGAGACACCTCTGGCCAGAGTATTTTAGACTTGTCAAAGAATGTAGGCCAACTTGGGTTATTGGAGAAAATGTTAGTGGACACATTAAACTCGGTCTCGACACCGTTATCACGGACTTGGAGAGTGAAGACTACTCCGTTAGGCCGTTTAGTATTTCAGCTTCGAGCATCGGCGCCAACCATCAAAGAGAAAGAGTCTGGATTGTGGCTTACTCCGAACGCAATGGACTCCTTGCCACCGAGAAGCAAAGAAGCTTTGAAAAAACAATATCAAACCAATCGAAAGGGAAGAACGACACACTCAACGTTGAGAGAACAAGTAGTGTATCCGAAACCAGCTCAGATGTGGAGAACTCCAGACGCTCACAGTGGCCGTGGTCCGAGCTCCGAGAAGAGAATGAAAATGAAACTAGAAAAGAAAATGCCAATCAGTTTGAACGATCAAGTAGCACACCCTCATCTAGTGCCAACACCAACGGCAAGGGATCACAAAGATACGGGAGTGAACACCAACTACGAGAAAGCCAAGAAGAAAGGAAGACTAGCTGGTCACGCTGGTGGGAGTCTGAACCCGACGTGGGTAGAGTGGCTCATGGGATACCCAAGCGGGTGGACAGACTTAAATCATTAGGCAATAGTTTGG